GGAGAAAATAAATGGCAGACATAGACAAATCTCTTCCAAACGTAGAGCAAGAGATAAAAGTACCATCACCTGAAGAATTAGAAATTGCTGAACAAGAAGAGCAACAGAAAATTGATGAACAAGGTGAACCTGTAGAAGTTACAGAAAATGAAGATGGATCAGTAGATATAAATTATGATCCTTCAATAGGATCTGTTGAAGGTGGACAAAACCACTACGATAATTTAGCAGAACATTTACCTGATGATGTATTAGGAAGATTAGGAACGTCATTATACCAAAATTATCAAGATTATAAAAATTCTAGAAAAGATTGGGAAAAATCTTACAGAGAAGGTTTAGATTTATTAGGTTTTAAATACGATAACAGAACAGAACCTTTTCAAGGTGCAAGTGGTGCAACACATCCTGTTCTTGCAGAAGCCGTTACACAATTTCAATCATTAGCTTATAAAGAATTATTGCCAGCTGATGGTCCAGTTAGAACACAAATTTTAGGAGTACCAACTCCAGAAAAAGAACAACAATCACAAAGAGTAAAAGATTTCATGAACTATCAAATCATGGAAAAAATGAAAGAGTATGAACCAGATTTTGATTCACTATTATTTCATTTACCTTTAGCAGGATCTGCTTTTAAAAAGGTATACTACGATGAAACAAGCGCAATGGCTTGCTCTAAATTTGTTCCCGCAGATGATTTGATTGTTCCGTATACTGCTACCTCATTAGAAGATGCGGAGTCGATCATTCATCGGGTGCAAATATCTGAAAACGAATTAAGAAAACAACAAGTTGCTGGTTTCTACAGAGACGTGGATTTAAAACCGGGGCCAGTTAATGAAACTGAAGTTCAAAGAAAAGAAAGAGAACTTGAAGGACAATCAAAAGGCAGAGAAGAAGATGTATTTAATTTATTAGAGTGTCATGTTAATTTAGATTTAGAGGGATTTGAAGACATGGGACAAGATGGTGAACCAACGGGAATTAAACTTCCTTATGTTGTAACCATTGAAGAAAATTCTAGAGAAGTTTTATCAATTAAAAGAAATTACGAAATAGGTGATGCAACAAAAAATAAAATTGACTATTTTGTACATTTTAAATTTTTACCAGGACTTGGCTTTTATGGTTTTGGTTTAATACATATGATTGGTGGATTATCAAGAACAGCAACTTCTGCGTTAAGACAATTATTAGATGCAGGGACATTATCAAACCTACCAGCAGGATTTAAACAAAGAGGAATTAGAATTAGAGATGATGCACAGTCTATTCAACCAGGTGAATTTAGAGATGTAGATGCACCAGGTGGTAACATAAAAGATTCTTTTATGATGCTTCCTTTCAAGGAACCGTCACAAACCTTATTACAACTTATGGGCGTCGTAGTACAAGCAGGTCAAAGATTCGCTTCAATAGCAGACTTGCAAGTAGGTGAGGGTAATCAACAAGCAGCTGTGGGTACGACCGTAGCATTGCTAGAAAGAGGAAGCAGAACAATGTCTGCGATTCACAAAAGAATTTATGCCTCTTTAAAACAAGAGTTCAAATTATTAGCAAGAGTTTTCAAGTTATATCTACCACAAGAATATCCCTACGATGTTGTTGGTGGTCAAAGAATGATTAAACAATCTGACTTTGACGATAGAGTAGATATATTGCCAGTTGCGGATCCAAATATATTTTCTCAGACACAGCGTATTTCCCTCGCACAGTCGGAGCTGCAGCTGGCAACATCCAATCCACAAATACATAATTTGTATCAAGCATATAGAAATATGTATGAAGCATTAGGCGTAAAAGAAATTGATAAAATTTTAAAAAGACCCCCTATTCCCGCACCAAAGGACCCAGCGTTAGAGCATATCGATGCTCTCGCTGGGCGTCCGTTCCAAGCTTTTCCTGGTCAAGATCATAGAGCGCATATAACTTCACATTTAAATTTTATGGCAACTAATATGGCTAGAAATAATCCTATGGTTATGGCTGCGTTAGAAAAAAATTGTTTTGAACACATTTCATTAATGGCAACAGAACAAGTTGAAGTAGAATTTAGAGCAGAAATGCAACAATTGATGGTGATACAACAAAATCCTCAAGCAATGATGGATCCAAATATGCAAACACAAGTAAAAATGACAGCAGAAAAAATTGAAGCTAGAAAAGCTCAGCTAATTGCAGATATGATGGGTGAATTTATGATGGAAGAAAAGAAAATTACATCTCAATTTGATAATGATCCGATTGCTAAATTAAGAGCAAGAGAGTTAGACCTTCAAGCACAAGAAAATGCAAGAAAACAAAAAGAAGGTGAAGAGAGAATTAACCTTGATCGAATGAGAGCAATGATGAATCAAGAAAATCAAGACGAAAAATTAGAACAAAACGAAGAATTAGCAAAATTAAGAGCAAATACTTCAATCGAAAAGACAATATTATCAAAAACATTACCAAACGCTAAAGATATGGGCGCTGGAAGTGTGATAATTAAGAAAGAGGACTAAAAATGTCGACAAAAAAGCAAAAAAAGGTTAAAAAAGTGATGAAAGAGTTTAAAAAAGGTAAACTCAACATTGGTGGCAGCGATAAAAAAGTGAAAAGTCGTAAACAAGCTATTGCGATTGCACTTTCAGAGGCTGGCATAAAAAAGAAAAGGAGCTAAAATGGCAAAAGACACAGGTAAACATGTAAATTTTGAACAATTTACAGATAAAGATGGTTACCAAAAAGGTGGAGTTGAAATTGAGACAACAAATCCGTCTGAGACTCAAGAACAAGAAGTTCAAGGTCAAGGTAATATCTTAAAAGAAAAAAATAGAAAAGCTAAGTGGTACTAATTTATGGCTTGGTTTAGTTTAGCAAAGATTGCAATGCAAGCTGGCGCTAAGATCTATTCTAATCGCCAGAAAACTAAGATGGCTATGTCTGATGCACAATTAATGCATGCAGAAAAGATGGCTAGAGGTGAAGAAGCTTATCAAGGTAAGCTTTTAGAAGCGAGGCAATCGGACTGGAAAGACGAATTTGTGTTGATAATTTTGTCGG